AATGGCCTCAAACGCGCAGTCGAAATTGCTACTGGAAGCGGCGCAGAGATACGCACAGGAAATAAGTCCAGAAGCACTCGCCGCGCTAGGAGAACGTGGGATATCTGAGGTAGTTGCTGCTCGTTATATGCTCGGTACTGTTACCGATCCTATGAACGGTCACGAGATGCAAGAGGGTTGGATATCTATTCCATACTTGACTGCATTAGGTCACTGCGTTGGCTTTAAGTTCAGACGAATAGATGATGGTAAACCTAAGTATGGTTCACCTACCGGACAGAAGGCTCATCTCTATAACGTTACCGATATTACTTTGATGTCGCCATACATACTGGTATGTGAAGGTGAGCTAGATACCATCATCGCTTCAGGTGTACTGGGCATACCAGCAGTGGGTGTACCTGGTGTGCAGGCTTGGAAGTCACACTATCCAAAACTATTTGGTGGTTACGAGACAGTCTTTGTTGTTGGTGATAATGACATTAAAGAAGATGGCACCAATCCTGGTGCTGAGTTTGCTAAGCGTGTCGCAAACGACGTGATGAACTCAACCATAGTAACATTGCCTCCAGGTATGGACATTAATGACTACTACCTAGCTAATGGTGAGGTCGCAACACGTGCGCTTCTAACAGGTGAGAAGGGTGAGTAGAGACGAATGGATAAGAATGTTACAGACTTTGCAGCATATGGGCTTTCAGATCTTAGAGTCGGATTACCAGAACGAAAGAGTGTTAATCAGACCGGTACCAGTAAGGTAGACGATGAGTTTGTTACCGATGTATGGCGCATCTTGGATACAGCAGGCAATCTTCTCATTAAGAAACACCACGATTACGGTCCTAAGAACATCAGTCTTAGTCCAGGTGGACCTCTTAATGGTCTGCGTGTACGTATGTGGGACAAGGTCGCCCGAATTAACAACCTTATTGATTCTAACGTTAACCCTAGCAATGAATCTCTGCGTGATAGCTTCATTGACCTTCTAAATTATTCTGCTATTGCAATGATGGTCCTCGATGGGACTTGGCCAGAAGAGTGAGCAACATTAAAAGCGAATTGATATTAGGCAATTCTTTAGAAGAGCTGCCGAAGATTAAAGTCAGAGAAGAAAAGTTTGTTATTGTAACTGACCCACCTTTTAATATCGGGTATCACTATAACAATTACAAAGACAACTTAGAGTCAGAAGAATACTACGAGATGCTTGCATCTATATTCCAGTACTCTCCATTTGTTGTTATCCACTATCCAGAAGAGATATACAAGATAGCATTTCAAGTTGGTGAGTTTCCAGAGAAGATTGTTAGTTGGGTATATAACTCTAACACTGCTAAGCAACATAGGGATATAGCATTCTTTGGTATTAAACCAGACTTCAAACAATATGGTCAACCATATAAAAATCCAACAGATAAAAGAATTATGCAAAGAATTGCTAATGGTAAAACAGCTCGACTGTATGACTGGTGGGAAATTAACCAAGTCAAGAACGTGTCTAAGGAAAAGACAAAGCACCCTTGCCAGATGCCGTTAGAAGTTATGAAAAGAATCGTAGGAATATTGCCACCTGATTACACAATAGTAGACCCATTTATGGGTTCAGGTACAACAGGGCTTGCTTGTAAGTTATTAAACCGTAACTTTATAGGTATCGAAATGGATGTTGAATACCACGCTATTGCTCAGCAAAGAATTAGAGATGCCAATGAGTGACATACATCCAATCATCAACGATCTGGTACCAGCAATGGCTAACAGTATCTTTCAACAGTTTAAGTTATACGTTGAAGCAGATGATGTACGTCAAGAGTGTTTGATGTGGGCGATGAGCCGCACAGATTATATTAATGAGCAGTTAAACGTAGAAGATAATGAAGAGCGTAAGCATAACGAGCAGCGTATAGCGTGGCAGATGAGGCGTGTAGCAGAGCGCTACGCACGCAAGGAGAAGGCAGCTAAGGCTGGCTATCACATTACTGATGAGGCTTACTATGAGAGTGCAACTGTTGCTCAGCTTCTACCATTTGTTATTGCATCCATCATAGACGGTACAGTGTTAGAGCAAGCGCAAGAGATGATCCGTGATGGACAACCGAAGGGGTCGTCATCACCAGCAGAAGGTGGCAACCTGCTTGCTATGTTATTTGATATTAAAAAGGCTTTCTTAAAGTTAGAAGAGAAGCACCGCACAATACTTACCTACCGTTATCACGAGAACTTTACCTTTGCACAGATGTCTATGTTACTAGAGTGCGCTATATCTACTGCTGACCGCAGATGTAACAGTGCGATGCGTAAGTTGCTCATTGAATTAGGTGGTGACTCACCATTCAGATAATGAAAGAGGCGGATCTCTTTGAGTTCCTCAAGCAAGATATCTACCCTGACTTGGTTAAGAGTGAGGGTACTTATGATGTCTTTGACTGTATCAGCTACAAGGCTGGTCACTTTATTGAACTGAAGTCTAGGATTACACACTACTCAGACCTGCTTATCGAACAGGTTAAGTATCGTAAACTGATAGAACAAGCAGTCCAATCTAATCTGCTTCCCTTCTATATTAACTCTACGCCGCTTGGTATCTACTCCTTTGACTTGAACGATATACCAGAGCCAGAGTGGGTAACTCATCTGATGCCAGCTAGTACAGAGTTTGAGAATAGAAACAAGGTACCAAAGGTTGTTGGTTACTTGGAGATCAGTGAGGCTATCAAGTTATGATTTATGATTACAAGTGTGATACCTGCAAGTGTGAACTCACTATCGAACGTAGCATCCACGCTGAGGCTAACGCACCTATCTGCTTTGACTGCCATACACCTATGGATCGTGTCTATGGCGTAGGTGGTATCAAGTTTAACGCACCTGGTTTCTACTCTACTGGAGGTTAACGTGTCTGACTATCCTAATTGGTTTGCTACCGGTGCTCAGCCCAACTTTGCTACGTATCTGATACAAGATGCTGGCTTACCTAACCTAAAGTATCTTCAACTCGGTGCCTTCACAGGAGATGCCAGTGTGTGGTTAATGAAGAACATACTTACTGACCCATCATCTCATCTATTCGATGTTGATACGTGGCAAGGTAGCGATGAAGTAGCGCACCACTCTATGGACTTTGATGATGTTTACTCAGTGTATAAAGATAAGGTTAAAGATCTCTCTATTACATCTGTTGTTATGCGTACCGATGATTACCTGATACGTGTACGTGAAGTCTTTACAGATTCTTTTGACTTCATCTACATTGACGCAGACCATACAACAGTAGGTGTTTTAATGGACGCTGAACTAAGCTGGCCTTTGCTCAAGTCCGGTGGCATTATGGCATTTGATGATCTTACGTGGGGCGCAGACTTGCCTCCCTCTCAATCGCCTAAAGCTGGCATCCTCCTCTTTGCTGAACGCCATAAGGAAGAGTTTGATTTAGTTGTTGCTAACACTCAGTATTGGATTAAGAAAAAGTAAAACCACACTGGAAGGCAAGTAACAGTGTGGCTCTACTTCTCGGAACGGAGAGGCTAGATTATTCTAGCACATTAAACAGTTGTTTGCCTATCTCATAGGTATAAATCGGTGGTATTGCTTCCACTAATTCTCCCCAGATCATCCAGTCAATTCCCATAGCTTGACGTGCTTCCTCTATTGACTTAGCAGTATGTCCACCTTTAGGTATCTCATCACGCATAGATCCATAGATACCTACCGGCTTACCCTGTTCTTTGTGATTACAGACCGATCCGGTAATCTCCAAGTTGGACTCAAAAAGTCTATGTCTACGAACCTTTAACCCAAATGATGAACCGCAGAATTGTATTGGGTTAATCAACGGTGCTCCCGGAACGTTTTCTATTACATAAGGTTTGCCTGATTTAATCAAAGCCTCTCTTGTTTGCGGTATCAGATCTACCTTGTCCGTACTCTTCCCCTGTGCGTTACGCAAATGTTGAGTACGAGAGTGGGTTTGGCAAGGTGGACTGGCTGCTATCACATCAAAGGTGCGTAGATAATCTATATCCTTTAGGATCTCCAAGCAGTCAGCCTGTATGAACTCATATGGATAGCGCTTCTGCTTCTTTATATCTATCCCTGTAACAGTGAAGCCAGCATCGGCATAGCCTTTGCTCGCTCCCCCTGCTTTACGGTATAGGTCTAGTAACTTCATCAGTACCACCCTCTCCTGTCTGAGTGGGCAAGAGCGCGGCACGCACTTCCTCGATAGCGATGTTCAAGGTATCGTATACCGTGAAGGATTTGTAATTCAGGTTCTCGACTACGCTCTCCAAGGAGTTGAGCAATTCCGAAAGCTGAACTAATTGGTTTGCCCTGAGAGTCTCGTGGGCGAGCGAAGTGGTCAAGCCTGCTCTCACGGGTCCATAGGGTGATAAGACAGACTTGCTCTTTCTTACTGTATCCAAGTGCTCGTGAGTAACTAACGATAAGTGTCTTGTTCTCACGCTTTTCCTCCATTGTTGCTTTTCTTTCTTTTACGACTAGATTTTTTGGGTGCTCTACGACCTGATGTACTGGTTCGGGTGCGAACACCCACAGTAACATAAGGGCGATCATCAACAGCAAACCACTTAACACCTTGCTCTTCATCAAACTCTTTCTCCTCCTCCAGATACTCTTTATAAAGCTCTGGATATTGGTGAGAGAGTCGTACTAAAGCACGATCCCTCGCTCTTCTGTAGTTACGATATGAAATTGATTGAGCTGCGCTGACCTTCCTATTCTCCATTGAGTTTATCCCCCACTACTAAAACCAGGTAAAAGAGTACCATTACGGCTATGATTCCCAATATCATAAGACACCTGCAAGCGTAGCAAATACGATTTTTGTGATGTCTAAGGGTTGTCCGACGAGCATTGCGTCCTCGTCCTCTGCGTCCCACGCTGATACCAGTAAGCGTGAGTTGATAGGGCTACGACGTAGCCACTTGACCGCTTCTACGGGGTCACTGCCACCCCACTCTGCTATACCTTGACTATCCACCACCTCATAGAAGGTAAATAGGGGTGATGTCTTTGGATGAAAACTAATTACCTCACTCATTGCCTTCTGCCTCTCTCTCGTTCGTGATACCTACACGGCTAAGAGCGTAGACCATACGCTCTAGGTTCTTCATAGCATTAGCGGCGTCAGCTTGTAGCAACTGATCCATAGCCACCTTCTCGCAAAGTTGTGCTTTAGCCTGCCAGTATTCTTTCGTTGGTTCACTCACCGTACATCTCCTCTAGTGTGTCGTAGCTTTCGTTTACATTATCGGGGTCAATATAAATTGCCGCCCCCGCGCACTCTTCTTCATTGCAGCAACGAATTGAGCACGGATCTTCGCAGTCTTCTTCGCAGTCTTTCCCGTCTAAGTGTTCATAACGTATCCAGTCGCTACCGCACTGCTCACAGGTATAGCCATAATGCTCGCTAAGTCCCGTAATTACCGCGCCCATAGCAATAGGGTCGTCGATAGGTGGCTCGTGGCTCATAGTGTGCCCCTTGCCATAAGCCACTCATCGGCTAATTGTAAAGTAATAGCGTGACCAGCCTCTTGCATAGCTTTCATTAAAGTACCAGCTACGCCAGCTCCCTCAATTATGCAATTACCGTTAGTGTCTAATAGATCCACTATCCAAGCTCTTTCGCTCTCGCTCTCCATATCCTCATATTCTCGAATACTTATGCGATAGTTAGTTTCGCTTAATTCTTGCATTACTTTAGCCCTCCCTCTAAAAAATCCGATATTGCATTGACGATATCGTGACGATCTAATTCTGTCTGTAAATAGATAGTCATCTCCACCATTTTGTTGCCTTCATCATCGTGTGTCGTATCGGCTACCTCATAGCCGTATTCTGTCCATAGTGCAGACATATCTTGCCCTCTCCCTCTTGCGTGTATTGAGGTGATCTACCTCCCGCCCTCACCCTCTCCCCCTACCGAGAGGAGAGAGTAAGCGCGGGTGGCGTACCAACTATCCCGTACTATACCTTAACTAGCCACAATTATGAGCTTAGCACTCTCATATCCCTGGCAATAATTCTTAGCGTGATCTAGTGACGTAAAAATATCGTCAAAATCGTACTCTCTCCCGAAAGCTCTCTTGCCCGCGATATAAATATCGCCTACCTTGAAAGCATAGTATTGCCCGCCAATAGTGTGCCAATAAGGTACGCTCACTCTCGCGTGTTCGCCCTCTTGCCACTCTAGAATTATCGGTGACTGTATCTCTTGCATTATATTGCCCTCCCTAGATGATCGAATTTATAGCGCATAGGCGCGCCCTCGCATTGTATAACGTTAAATCTATCTATGACACCAGCTATTGGATATACCAAAATCTCACAATTACCGTTAGAAAATCTTTCGTAGGTGTAATCATAGTAATGGTATCCCTCTTGTATTCTTGCAATAGTCTCCTGTTTATCGGCAAAACTAGGCATTACTTTCCCCCTCCCGCTATGTGTTGCGCTAATTGTACGTCGCATTTATCCTTAAAGCAGCTATCGCATAGGCGATAATCTATGCTCTCGCTATGGTATCCCTTACCCTGTCCGCATTTATCACACGGGCGGATATAACTAGGCGTCTTATACTTAGCCATTACGCCGCCGCCATTTCGACAGTAAGCCCCGCTAGTGCGTACGCCTTAATAATCGCCCGCGCCCTTGCCAGGGATAGATCGCCCTCGCCTACTATCTCGCCCGTTAGCGTATCCATTAGGCGAATATATGTCTTAGCTCTTGTATTCATATCTTGCTCTCTCTTTATTCTGCCCCTAGTGGCAGACCGTAAGACTTAGACCGTTAGACCTAAGCCCTACAGTACGTCCCTAGAGCGTACAGTGTGTCATTGATCCAAAACAGTACCCTGTCCCTGTCCACCATAGGTTAGCTGTTATCCAATACAGGAGAGCTATCCCCGCAAGGATAGCCACCGCCCGCACAATACGTCCGCGCCGCGTAAGTCTCATTTTCTGCCCTCCTTTCTTAATAGTTGCGGAATACGTGTCCGCCGTCGGTTATGAAAAAATCATAAAATAAATCTCTAGTGTACGCCTCTAGATCAAAATATCGGGCAAGGAAAGAGTTAGAGTCTAGCTCTCCTGTACCCTCCAACAGCTCTTGAGCGAAAGCCTCCGCGCTGTCGTAGTGTCCCATATAGGCATCCTCATAGTTAGAAAAATCGGGAGATCCTCCTACGTGTTCGCAATACTCTAAAAAAGCCTCCCGATCATATTCTGGCACACTGTCTATTTTCTCCGCAATATCTTGTGCCTCTTGTGGGTTGCACTCTCCCGTTAATAGACCGCCAAAATTCTCGTGATCGAATACCCAAAATTCATCGCTATGGCATAAAGCGCAAAAGGTAACGCCGTTTTTTTCATAGCTCTTTAAGTGTTCGCCGTAAGTAGTTGCCTCTAATCCCTCCAACCATATGCCGTTTAACATCCCGCCGTTATAGCAACCTAAGCAACCAACCCACGCGCGGGGGGTTGCTGTCTGTGTCTGTGTGTCTGTGTTCATTACTTATTCCTTATCGGTAGGTGATAGCTGTTGCGCCATCTCTATGCCCGACTATACCGTATTGGGTAGGCGTGTCAATACCATTTTACAATAATCTTTTACCGTGTCGCGGGATAGTTGCTAGGTTATTCGATAGCGGCAAGAGCTAAGAGATCGGCAGACTAGAGCCAGGAGATAGGGCGAGAGCTGCGAGATGTTAGAGCTATCGGGTGAGCAGCTGCGGGGTAGAGCTGCGACGGGTGAGAGCTTGCGGGTTATCGGCTTAGCTATTAGAGAGTTATTTAATTTAGGGTGAGAGCGATTAGGTGTGCCGGCGGGGTAGTCAGCCCCACTGTATTTTCTAGCCAAGCCAAGCAGGGCAGGGGGTGGGGGCAAGCGTGGCAGGGCAGAAAACCGACACGGGGTTGTTGATTTTACGCGTGTTCTTTACTATACTCCCCAAATAAATATATTTCCTAAAGTGAAATGGTGATCTGGTAAAACCGCAGGTCAGCTATTAAAAACCTGTGATGTGTACCACAAATATAAAATATTTTTTACCAACGCGGGAAATGAGTTAAATTTCCTGCCTTCTATATAGTAGGGGCTGTAAGCAGGGGAAGCCCCGAATGGTGCGCTACGCTACCGCTCCGCGAGTCCCCTAAGGACGAGCGCTGACTTACCCCTCACTTCGCTGTGGCTCGTTCGGGCGCTAAGCCCGACCAGTACCTGCAGTCGCAGGTTTTAGTTGGGATAGTTCTATCAAATTCCTAGACCGGTATTTTATTAAAAACATCCTCAAGCCGGTATAAACGAAGAAGGCATTCCGCGCCACTCGGCGCTTTGAGGAGATATACGTGGCAGAGAATTCCGCCGACATAGCCAAGAGAATTATCCTTGGCTGTGTAGCAGAGGGTATGACCATAGAGCAAGCCTGCGCTTCAGCCGGTAAGTCTATGAAGACGTATGAGTACTACCGTCGTACCGACAAAGTATTTACAGATAAAATTGATCGTACCCGTCTCGGTCTAAAGGACAAGTCCTTTGCCTCAGGCGATGTCCACGATATCAGCTTTGAAGAATTCCGTGAGCGCTTTCTGCACTCCAAGACTTTCGCCCATCAGAAGAACATCGTAGATGTCATCGAGGGCAGGACGCCCCACTGGTTACACCCCGCTATGAAGTATGAGCCAGGTGTTGCCAATAACCGCATCCTTATTAACATCCCGCCAAACCACGCCAAGTCTATGACGATAACCGTGGACTATGTAACGTGGATGGTAGCACAGAACCCGAACTTTAGAGTCTTGATTGTTTCCCAGACTCAGCGACTAGCGGCAGACTTTCTCTACGCTATTAAGCAAAGACTGACCCACCCAATGTATGAGCAACTCCAGCAGGCTTACGCCGCTGGTGTCGGCTTTAACTCTAAGTCTGCATCGTGGCAGGCTACCCGTATCACCTTCGGAGATGAACTCCGCGAGTCAGGTGAAAAGGATCCAAACATTGAAGCCGTCGGTATCGGCGGTCAGATTTACGGCAAGCGTGCCGATATGATTATTGTAGATGACGCAGTTACTTTAAGTAACGCCAATGACTTTGAGCGTCAGATTAAGTGGCTAACGCAGGACGTCCGGTCCCGTCTTAACCCAACGGGTAAGTTAATTATTATCGGTACACGTGTAGCCTCAGTAGATTTATACAAAGAACTACGCAACGAAGATAGATACCCAGGCGGTCTAGTACCGTGGACCTATCTAGCAATGCCAGCGCTTTTAACGGCTGATGAGAACCCCGACAAGTGGGAGACTTTGTGGCCTGCATCAGATGCACCTTTTGACGGTCAGGCTGAATCCGATAAGGATGAGGTTACTGGACTATACCCACGCTGGTCAGGCCGCAACTTATTTAATGAACGACAATCAATGGATGCCTCAACGTGGGCATTGATCTACCAACAACAGGACATATCAGATGACTCTGCTTTTGACCCTGTATGTGTTCGTGGTTCGATTGATGGAATGCGTAAGTCGGGTCCGTTAACCGCCGGCCATCCTGGACATCCGCGAGACCTAAACGGCTTTAGTATTATCTGTGGGCTAGACCCTGCAATGATTGGTGATACTGCAGCTATCTGCTACGCCATTGACCGCAGTACGAATAAGAGATACATCGTAGATGCTATCAAGATTACTCGTCCATCGCCTGCAGCTATCCGTAACTTAATATTTGACTGGACCTCTATCTACTCACCGAGTGAGTGGATTGTAGAGAAGAACGCTTTCCAGTCCTTCCTTACGCAAGATGAAGGTATCCGTCAGCACCTAGCAACACGTGGCGTTCAATTTAAGGAACACCATACCGGTCAGAACAAATGGGATGCTGGATTCGGTGTTGCATCTATGGCAAGCCTATTCGGTACCAAGCAACACGATGGCAAGCACCATCGAGATAATCTTATTCACTTACCTTCAGATCAGACTGAGAATGTCAAGGCTCTGATAGAGCAGTTGATTACCTGGTCACCAACTACTAAGGGTAAGACTGACTTAGTAATGGCGCTTTGGTTCTGTGAGATCCGCGCCCGTGAGATGCTCAACTACGGCAAGTACTCAAAGCATCACCTAGCAAACCCATTCCTCTCTCGTCACGAGATAGGCAAGCGAACAGTTGTCAACCTAGATGAACTATTCGCAGAGCAAAACAAAACGTTCATCTAATAGGAGATATCAATGGTTGCACCAATAGTAGGATTAGCAGTAGGAGCAGCAGCACGTGCTGTTGCAAAGAAAGTTGCACAAGATGCATCAAAGAAAACAGTTAAAAAAGTAGTAAAGAAAGCAACTTCTAAAATGACTGCTAAAGAACGCGGTTTTGCAAAAGATAAAGCATCGCGCAAGGAAATGAAACAACAAGATACTGTTTATAACAAAGCCGGTAAAGCTGATCTTAAAAAGGGTTCTAGGTCTGGTGCAGCAATTGCTAATACTCCTAAATCTCAAAGTCCATCAAAGCCTAAAGTTCCAGTAAAGAAAGTTGGTAATAAGTAATGGCTAAGACAATGATTAAGAAGTCAGATATGAAGTGCAAGAAGTGTGGCAAGTCAAAGAAAGCGTGTAAGTGCTAATGGCTGCTAAACCAAAGCCAACTCCAAAGGCTAAGCCACTTACAGGTGAGAAGGCTGCTGAAGCATTGAAAAAGCGCACATCACCTAAAGGTGTAAAAGAATTTGAAAAGCGTGCAAGCAAAGCTCTCGACAAGAAGTACCCAGGATTATACAAAAAGACTAAGTAAGGACCCCACTTGTTATCAGTCAAAGAAGTTGACGCGAAACTATCGCGGCTACGTACTCGCTCATCAGCGCGAGACCAGCGTATGCGCGATGTTCTCTCCGTGCGTCAAGGTGATATCTCAAAGGTATTTCCTTCAATGTTTTCAGAGGACTACCCAAAACCTCTCGTAGCTAACTTCATTGACGTTGCAGCACGTGACCTTGCAGAAGCAATGGCACCGCTACCTTCCTTTAACTGCTCAGCTACCAATATGGTCTCTGACGCACAACGTAAGGCAGCAGATACCCGTACTCGTATTGCCAACTACTACGTCGGTTCATCTGACCTACAACTTCAGATGTATACCGGTGCTGATTGGTATAATACATACGGTTTGCTTCCAGCAATTATTGAGATGGATTACGAGACAAACAACCCTCGTATCCGTCTGCTTAATCCTTTTGGTGTATATCCTGAAGTAGACCGCTTTGGTCGCTGTATCTCTATGACTCAGGTAGTCGTAACAGATGCTGAGACATTAGCGTCACAGTACCCAGAGTTCTACGATCAGATTATTAACAAGCGTGCTTACCAGACATCATCTCCATATATCTCAATGGTGCGCTACCACGATAAAGACCAAGACCTTATCTACCTACCAGAGCGTGAGAATCTCGTTATCTCTCGCGTAAAGAACCAGATTGGTAAGTGTCTAGCACGTGTAGTTACTCGTTCATCATTAGATGGCGAAGCACGTGGTCAGTTCGATGATGTACTAGCAGTACAACTTGCTCGTGCTCGCTTTGCAGTATTGCAGATTCAAGCCGCTGAGAAGTCTATCCAAGCACCTATTGCTATTCCACAAGATGTGCAAGAACTTGCTTTGGGACCTGACGCAATTATGCGTTCATCTCAACCACAAAACATTCGTCGTGTTCCACTAGAACTACCACCTGGAGTCTTTACAGAGTCAGGTGTACTAGAGCGTGAACTACGCTTAGGTGCTCGTTATCCTGAGTCTCGTTCAGGAGATATCAGCGCGTCTGTTGTTACAGGTCGTGGAGTCCAAGCGCTACAGGCTGGTTTTGATACACAGATTAAATCAGCTCAAGCACAATTTGCACGTCTATTTATGGAACTTGTATCTCTCTGCTTTGAAATTGACGAAGTTATCTTCGGTTCAATGACTAAGTCAATCAAGGGAACAGATGACGGTACTCCATACAATATGAAGTACGTACCATCTCGTGACATCAAGGGCGAGTACGGAGTAGACGTCCGTTACGGAATTATGTCCGGTATGGATCCTAACCGTGCAATCATCGCATTACTACAGATGCGTTCAGATAAACTTGTTTCACGCGACTATGTACGCCGTGAGATTCCAATGGACCTCAATGTAACTCAAGAGGAGCAACGTGTTGATATTGAAGAAATGCGTGACTCTCTTCGTGTGGCCGTTGCTCAGTATGCTCAAGCTATTCCTGCTATGGCGGCGCAGGGGCAAAACCCTGAAGAGATTGTCAAGCGTATCGCTGGTGTTATCCAAGGTCGCCAAAAGGGACTCTCACTAGAGTCAACTGTAGAAAAAGTATTTATGCCCCAAGAAGTTCCACCAGTTGCGCCACCTATGGCGCCAGGTATGGAACAACAGATTCCAGCAGCAGGTGCGGCCACCGCTCCTGCCTCGCAGCAACCTCCACAAGAACAAGCTGGTCAGGCCCCTGCTGCTGGTCAACGTCCCGATATAGCGCAACTACTAGCCTCTATTGGTGGGGCAGCATAAGTGAAGGAGGTGCAAATATGAAAAAAGGTACATTTGAAAAGTCTGTACAAGTAAAGCCAGTAGAAGGCAAGAAAGATACAGCGAAGCCAGCAGGCGGCAAGGTATTCTTCGGAATGGTCGTTCCTGGACGCAAAGGCAAGAAGGCTTAAATTATTTACCTGAAAGGTGTACTGGACGATGAGTAGTAAAGATAAACTTCCGCGTCCAGTACGCCCGACAGATTTCTTAGTAATACTTGCAGGTTTTATGTACAACCTAACTCAGACAGTTGAAGCGTTTGCTTCTGAGTTATATGAATTATCTATCTATCACGCTAATCAAAAGTCAGCCACAATCAAAGTGTGGGAAGAATTTTCACAAGATTTAGAAACAATACAGGAGGAAACAGATGGCTAGAGGTCCACTCGCCGGTGCTGCAGGTCCTGGTAAGTTCTCAAAGAGAACAGATTTACCTTCATCATATTACGGTGAAGGTGTAGAAACTGCATCAGTTAAGTCTGGTGCTCCACTCGCATCCACACGTGGTGTAGCAGATAACGTTGGTGGTCGTCCCGCTGGCGCTCCTGCAGTATCTGCACCAGTTACAGAACTCTTTGCACCTACTCAGCGTCCTGAAGAACCAATCACAGCAGGTATTGATCGTGGTGCAGGTCCAGGATCTGAAGCTCTAGGTATGCAATCACCTTTATCGCAACGCAAGATGTCTGACATCCTTGCTCAAATGATTCCTTATGATAATACAGGCGACATTGCAATTCTTTATCAGCAGGCTTTAGCACGAGGTAATTAATGTCTGACTTAAACGCAGTTGCAACTGCTGCACAGTTAGCCGAACAAGACAAAAAAAGACTTGAAGCATATACAAAGTCTCTTAAGACTCATAAAGAATTATCTAATCTTCCGCCTGAGTTGGCTCAAAAGCAGTACGCTAAATTAACGCCAGCCCAACAAAAGTCATTACAAGAACAATACGGTAATGAAGATCCTATTACTAAACCAGACCGTGGTTGGCTAGGCACTGCTTGGCACTACACAGGTGGTGCAGTTCTTGGTGCTGCTAAAGAAGTTGGAAAAGACATTCTTGGCGGTCTATCAAACGTATCAGATTTCAGCACACGTCTTTATAGAACAGTTGCTATTGCAGCTGACCAAGGCGTTGACCTTAATAAAGCGTGGGATATTTCTAACGATAAAGGCGATAAAGTATTTAGCCCAGGTCGTATTGAAAAAGCAAAGTTAAAGTTTTCTGAAGATGCTGTTGCTATTGCTATGCGTATCGCAGCTGGTGAAGACCAAGGCAAAATTCTTAAAGAAGCAACTCCTGAACAACAGAAGTATCTTGCATTGTACGATAAGAAGCAAGGTACTAAAGAAGAGCAGGATTTATTTCAAGATACACTTGACGCAGTAAATGCTGCTAAGTATTCTCCAGGTCGTCTAGTTGCAAACTTGTTTCTCCCTGAACAATGGGAAGGCTCTGGATTCTTTTACAAGGCAGTATCTGGTTCTGTAGATGCAGCCTTTAGAGTATTAGCAGATCCGCTTATCGTTGCTGGTAAAGTAAAGAAAGCATACGATCTTACAAAATATTCTGTAGAAGTAATCGCAGGAAGTGCTGCACGTGATGGTGTTGCATTTGCTAATTACTTTGACCAGCCTAGAACTATTAACTTCTGGAATGATTACGGCTCTAAATTAAAAGCCTATCGTGAAGCTGACAAGGTTGGCAATACTGAGGTAAAGGCTCAGTTATTAGAAGAGATGAAAATTCTCGCACCTGAATTTGGTCCAGCAGTTATTCAAACATTTAACAAAGCAGACGAACCTATCGAAAACGTTCTTACTGCAAAAGCATTCTTTAGTAATGCTAAGCAGTTAGACGAGATGGTTAAGGGCGCTGGTGGACGTCGTCGCATTATTGCGCCACGTATGACACCTGCACGTAAAGCAAGAGTAAACATACTCACAACTGCTAATAAAGTATTTGATATTGACAAGGTTGGTCCTTCACTCGTAGGTGCATCTTTCTTTGGACGCGAAGCATCTGATGAAGGTATTTACAAACTTGTTACTGAGGGACGTGAAGAGATTGTCCAGTCAATGGATGCTCTTAACAAGACTAGAAAAGTAGGCGTTGCTCGATTCTCTACAGCAGATATCAGTGTTCGCTTAGATCGCTTTAAGCAAAGATTCTCAATAGCCCCTTTATTTAAGAATGATGAATTTGATGTAACAGCAGTAGATGCGCCTGAACAAATCTACCGACTAGCACGTCTAGTATTTCCACAGCGCGAAGCAAAACTAGCATCTGAGGTATTTAGAGGATTAGATGATGTTGGTCAGCGCAAAGATTTTACTAAAGGTATCTTAGATAACATCACTGATATTCGTGGTATTAATACAACAGAGCCTACAAAGAAAATGGGTAATACCCTTCTTGGTCAAGGTAAGCGTACTTACGATACAGTAGCAGATGACATACAAGATATTGGTGCTTTTGCATCTGACTTTAATAATAAGATGACTATTCCAAGTCTTCGAGATATTGACCGTTTTACAGCTCGTAGTACTATTGGAACAAAGATTCTAGGACCTGTTGCTAACAGCGAGTTCTTAGAGCAGGTAGTTAGCGGCTGGTCATTCCTTACTTTGGCTGGACCACGTTACGCTATCCGTAACTCAATTGAAGATTTAATGGTTAACCTTGCTATTGGTGAATCACCTTGGGGTCTCATTGAGAGCCGTCGCCTTGTTACACGTGTATTAACATCTATTGAAGCACAACGTGGTGTAAGTACTTTTGAAACACTAGCAAATAGCCCACTTGGTTTTGTAATGCGTATCGTCAATAAGGATGAAGCCGCTAAATACACTAACGAAATTAAACGACTCGATGATGTTCTTGTAAAGAATAAAGCATCAATCAAGGAACTTCGTGCAAAGATTGAAAAATCTACCAGTGATCGTGAAATTGCTAAGTTAAAGAACGAAATTTCCCGTCTTCGCAAGGAGATGGATGTAGATGTAGTACGCAAGACCCGTGAGATTATGGCAAGTGCCTTAACTCAGGGACGTATTAACCGTTACTTAGTAGCAAATGGAAAGAAACCTCTCAACCAAGAGGGCATTGACTTCCTAACAGAGCAAATTGTCTACGGTGATATGGAGAATCTACTAGGAGTTATCTCTGAAGGTGGATTTAACTTTGCAACTGGTGGGGATTTCCTTACAAGCGCAGTAGAATTTACACGTAAACACGGTGTTCGTTCTACAGCGCTACGTATTACAGGTCCTAAGCAGAAATACACAGCTGCTCAAGGTAAAAGAGGCTTTAAGACTCTAGCGGTTTCAGATCAAGATGAAGCATCTATGGTTGCTTACCTACTTCGTATCTCCTATGTGTCAAATGACGAACTAGGCGCACTGGCTGTGGCAAATCTTGACAATAAACCAGCGGCAATTGCTGCCATCAAAGCAGAGTTAGTTAAGAATCCTAAGCTCGTAGACGATGCAATCCTTAAAGCACGTGGCATCAGTCTTGATGAGCACGCTGAAATTATCTTTGACCGTACACGTAGAGTATTTGAAACTCGTCGCGTAGGCGCTAATGGAGAGAAGATTCTCAACAAAGAACTTCTTAATAAAGTACGTACTATTGATGACAATGGTGAATACGTAGTATCAGGTCGTATATCTTTAGATGATCTACCAAGCAACAATATGGATTTACCAGAAAACGTAGTGGGTCCAGAACTGGTAGCGGTAACTAATACCGGTAATTACACAGCATCCGTTATGGAAAATGGATGGCGTTGGTTAGGTATGTCTAACGCACGTATCTCACGTCAACCTATCGTTGTTTCTGAAATGCTTAACATTCGTAAGCAGATGCGTAAGTCTGGCTTTGAAGATGCTTGGATTTCATCCTATACAAAGGGTATCAATCCAGCAGAACAAGGCCTTATTGACCAAGCAACTGAACTTGCTAAGCGTGATTTAGCACGAGTAGTTGAAGAACGTGCTATCGGACAGACACTGGCTTACATTGATAACCCACTTATCCGTTCACAGATAGCATTCTCATCACGTAACTTTGCACGATTCTATCGTGCTACTGAAGACTTCTATCGTCGTATTGGACGTGCTGTTAAGTACAATCCAGAGTCAATCGCTGTTGCAGCATTGACATATGAAGGTGTAACACACTCAGGTTGGGTACAAAAAGATGACCAAGGTGAGCCATACTTCATCTATCCTGGAATTGCTCCTGTATATAACGCATTCCAAAAGATGCTCGATGGTCTAGGTATCGGTTCTGAATTCAAGGCTCCGTTCCCAATTCAATTTGGTGCTCAACTTAAAATGATTACACCATCATTGAACCCAGACTCTTTAATTCCTACATTTGCTGGACCGGTAGCTGGTGTCAGCATTAAGACTTTAGAAGCAATTGTTGGTATCTGGAGTCCAGGTGCTGCAGATACTATTACTCGTTACACATTAGGTAAATATGCAGTAGATCAACCTATGGTTTCAGCATTCTTACCAGCACACATTAACCGTTTATATGGTGCTATGAATCGTGACGAACGTGACTCACAGTACGCATCAGCGCATCGTAAAGCAGTAACATACCTTGAGGCAGCAGGTCACGGTATTCCTAAGAACTATGATTCAGAAGGAAACTTGATTCCTCCTACTGCACAGGAACTAGAAGAGTACCGTTTGAAAGTAAAACAAACTACTGTCAACATTCTAGGTATGCGCTTTGTGTTTGGATTCTTTGCACCAGCATCACCTCAAGTACAACTTAAGTCTGATATTGCTGAGTGGGTACGTGATAATGGTCGCGCTAATTTTAAGCAACTATGGAATGACCTTAAGGATGAATACGCTGGCGACTATGACGCTGCTATGGCTCAATGGGTAAAGTTATACCCTGACCAAATTGCATTTACAATACCAGAATCAGAGCGTTCAACAGTAGCAGTCTTTGGATATGCTGAAGAAGCAGGTCAATTCGTTGACTCAAATCCAGAACTATTTAAGTCATATCCACAAGCAGCAGCATTCTTGATTCCTAATAAGGCTGGATTCTCTTGGGATGCTTACAAAACTATGACCGATATGGGTCTACGTAAGAATGTTCGTGTAGAAGACCACTTGCGTAAGATTCAAACAGCAGCTGATTTGCAGACTTACTACGACAAGAAGAACGAATACGAGTTAAACCTAGAGCGTGTAGGTACTGACTATGAGCGTTCTAAACTTCGTAAGCAGTTCTCAGACTGGAAGACTTTGTTCTTTGCTGGACGTCCATTGGTAGCAGAGGAACTATCTCAAGGTAGCCAAAAGGCTATTGATCGTATCAATGCACTCAATGACCTAGAGCGTCTGCTTAGCGACAATACAGCTCGTGCGGCAAGTCCTAAGACATTTGATGCTCTCAAGGAAATGCTTGATACATACCTTGAGTACAAGAAAGAAAAAGACCGTTCAGAGCGTTTTGGTGGATCATCTACCCTAATGCAAAACTTTAAGGATAGGACAATAGTAAAGATGCGCCAGTTATCTCAGTTCAATGAGAATACCGCTGCAGCATATGACTCATTGTTCGGAAGTTTACTAGGAGACTAATATGGCGAGAGAAATTCTAAACGTTGATAGCTATATTGCTACTCTTAAGGAACAACAGAAGCAAGCAAATGCTAAGAGACAAGCAGCCGAAGCAGCAGCAAGCAAGAAAAAGGCTGACTCTGCTGAAGCCAATAGAATTAGAAATGAAGCTAATCTTAAGTTTCAATACTCTGAAGGTCTAGCAAAATCACTTGTTGACTATGAAGGTCAACTAAAGAACTATGCTAGAAAGATTTCTCGTGGAGATGTTCTTAGCGCTGTAGAACAAGCAGACTTTGACTTTGCTGTAAGGCAATATAAGGCTGTTAGTTCTGCATATACAACTGCTCTTAATGAGGGTAACTCTATCCTTGCAAAGATGCCTACTACTTTTGCTAAAGAGAAAGCAGCTATCCAAACCAAGGCTGGACTACAGACAGATGAAGAAAAGAAAGTAGAAGCAGCCACTGCTCCTGCTCTTACAGACTTTCTTAAAAGCGCTATTGGTAATACCGAAAAGACAAAGCAACTTCAACAAGCACTTAAAGATGCTGGTGAATATAGCGGTCCAGTAGATGGTGTATTTAGAGCAGATGTTTTGCTACCTGCTGCTGAAAGAGCAGAAGTTAGATTAGACCAATATGCAGCATTAGGTATGCCGTTTGTAGATCGCTTTGAAGGATATAAGCGTCTTCAAGCAACTGGTACTGGAACTGGTGCTGTTCCAACAGCAACTATATCTAACCCTACACAGGCTAAGGCTTATATCAATAATGCTTACAAAACATTACTAGGCCGTGATGCAACAGAAGCAGAAGTAATTTCTCTCACAAAGAAACTTAATGATGCTGAAGCAAAGTCTAAGACAAAGACAGTTAAAGGCATCACTACCGGTGGTATTAACCGAGAGCAATTCCTTGTAGATATTATTAAGGCTCGACCAGAATTTGAAAAGCGCAAGGAAGCAAAGAAGGCTCTTACTGCCGAGACTGTATTATCCACAGCACGTGCTAATGGTCTTACATTAAGCCAAGACCAAATAAGTAACTACGTTTCTCGTATTGATAACGGTGAAGATCCAAAGGTAATCCAGAATCAGATTCGTCAGATTGCTGGTAATGGTATGCCAGATAGTGTCAAGAAGATGCTCGCAGAGGGTACAGACCTTGATACAGTCTATGCTCCATATAAAGGAGTTATGGCATCCGTTCTTGAACTTAATCCTGAGAGTATTCCTTTGAATGACCCAACACTTCGTACTGCTATCGGAGCAGATAAAGAAATGCCTATCTATGAATTCCAACGTCAACTTCGTAAGGACGCACGTTGGCAGTACACAAATAATGCAAGAGAAGAAGTATCTAACATAGCGTTAGGTGTTCTTCGTGACTTCGGATTTCAGGGGTAAATGATGGCTGGACCAAGCGCTATTACTGGTAAGATTGCCAAGGTAACACCAACTAAACCTGCACCAAAGACACCTGCGCCAAAGGCACCGACTCCTAAAACTCCTGCACCAAAGACTCCTGCACCTAAGACTCCGGTAGTTCCAACTGTTCCAGTCGAACCAGTTGTTGATCCAAACCAAGCGCTTATTGATGCAATCAATGCACAGAATGCTGCTAATGCAGCAAGTGATGCAGCCGCTGCAAAACTATTAGCTGAACAACAATTGGCTTCACGTAAGTCTGCTTATGATCTTCTTGCAGAAGAGTTTAACCGTTATGGTCTTGGCGCTCTTGTAGATGGAATTAAAGGACTTGTTCAGGAGAATGTATCTCCTTCAGAGTTCACTATCCGTTTGCGTCAAACAGATGCGTATAAGCGTCGCTTTGCTGCTAATGCACAACGTATAGCAAAAGGATTAGGTGCGGTTTCAGAGGCTGAATATATCGGTCTTGAAGACCAGTACCAGAATATTATGCGTCAGTATGGATTGCCTGATACCTACTACACCAAAGGTGAGATGGGTCGTCAAGAAGGATTTGAAAAGTTTATTGCCAATGACATCTCTGCCGTTGAACTAGAAGACAGAATTCAGACAGCACAGAACCGTGTTATTAACGCTAACCCAGAAGTCACTAAGGCACTCAAAGAATTCTACCCAGACATTACTAATGGCGATATCTTGGCTTACACACTTGACCCAAAGAACGCTATTAAGAATATTCAACGCAAGGTAACAGCCGCTGAAATCGGTGGTGCTGCACTAGCACAAGGATTACAGACAGGCCTTAACCGTGCTGAAGAACTAGCAGGATATGGTGTTACTAAAGAACAAGCACAGCAGGGATACCAGACTGTTGCTGAAATATCACCACGTGGTTCATTGCTTTCAGACATTTACCAACAAGGTCCTTACGGACAAGTACAAGCAGAGCAAGAAGTATTTAATCTTGCAGGATCTGCAGAAGCCGCACGTCAACGCAAGAAACTTACATCACTTGAGACCGCAGCATTTAGCGGTCAATCTGGTGTTGGTGCCTTAGCACGAGAACGAGCCGGAAACATATAAAGCCTGCCACTAGAACGACTGGCCTAGTGGAGTGATATCAAGACCAGTAGTAGGAGCCATACCCTTTCCCCAGAGGGATATGAGGCCTGCGTCAATCAAACAACTGATAGGGAGATGGACTATGTCCAATTACGAGTACGAGGATGACGACGATGACTTCACACAGGATTCATCGAATGACCTTGTAAAACAACTACGCAAAGCAGCCAAGCAAAAGGACAAAGAACTACAAGAGCTTCGTGCTCAGTTCGAGGGACTTAGCAAGGCGCAACGTGAAAGAGCAATCAAGGATGCCCTCGCAGCTCGCGGGGTAAATCAGAAGATCTCTTCATTTATCCCACAGGACATTGACCCAACTGAAGAGTCCGTGTCTAAATGGCTTGAAGCTAATGCCGATGTATTCGGTCTTAACATCGAGTCGCCCCAGGCAGTACCGAACACAGATCCAGCAGACATTGCTGCATACAAGAAACTAACGCAAACAGCCGAAGCAGGTTTTACACCTGAAGCCGGACAAGACATTATGCAACGGTTAATGAATGCAAATAGCAAAGAAGAGTTGGACGCTGTAATTCGGGAGTCTGGACTTTAATCCAACCCTAACGAAAGGTAACAAATGCCAGTTCCAGGAGGTACCCCTACCGGTACATCTGCGATTAGCAATTTGGTGCAGACAGCGTACGATCAGTACGTAAGAATGGCGCTTCGCTCCATTCCAGTTATGCGCTCACTTGCTGATGTCAAGCCTGTACAACAGGCTATGCCAGGTTCGTCAGTTGTGTTCTCTATCTACTCAGATCTTGCACAAGCAACATCTACATTGACAGAAACAACAGACGTATCAAGCATTGCACTAGGTAACCCAAATCAGGTTACAGTTACATTGAACGAATACGGTTCAGCAGTAACAACAACAAAGAAGTTAAACCTAACTTCATTCAACGATGTAGATTCAGCTCTTGCTGACATCATCGCTTACAACGCAGCAGATTCTATTGACTCTGTAGTAGCATCAGTTCTCACAGGTGGCTCAAACGTCATCTACGCAGGAACAGCTACAACAACAAACGGAATCACATCTTCAATGACTATCTCAACACAGGATATTCGTGAAGCTGTAACACAACTTCGCACAAACAAGGCATTGCCTCGTATCGGCGAACTATATGCTGCATACCTTCACCCACGCCAATCAGCCGATCTTCGTGCTGAATCAGGTACTGGTGGATTCCAAGAACTCACAAAGTATGTTGAGCGTACACCGTTCACAGCTGGTGCAGTTGGAGTTCTCGAAGGTGCATTCATTGTTGAAACACCTCGCGTACCATTCGCAGCTAACTCAGGATCAGTCAACGTCTACAAGGCAGTTGTCGCTGGTCGTGAAGCACTTGCTGAAGCAATGGGACAAAACATCTCAACTGTTATCGGTCCAGAGATTGACGCATTGCGTCGTTTCCGTACCATCGGTTGGTACTATATGGGCGGCTTTGCTCGCCTACGTGAAGCAGCACTCTATCGCATTGAGTCTGCTACAAGCATTAACTAATAGTGCGACGGCAGGGGCGGGGTCAAACCCGCCTCTGTCACTTAGAAAGGTTGGATATGGCATACGCATTAAAAACGCCTTACCGCAATGAGACGTGGATTGCAGATTACACATATGCAAGTCCATATGCTCGTCTTGCGGGACGTCGTTTAGCAGGCGGAACAATTGATGGTCCTATCCCAATTAGCATTACCGATATCCACAGAGGTATCAGTTTAATTATTAACGGCACAACCGTTACAGAGAATCAGACTCCAAGCCAAGATGATTTGGCTGCTGCTGATTACTACTATCTTGGTGGTCACGAGTACACGATTCCTAATAACGTGGCACAAATCCTCATCAACGCAGGTTACGGCGCTTACGTAACACTTATTCCATAATGGCTAAGCATTGGGAACATCATCCGATAGAAGTAGAAGGTTGCTTTGGTTGCAAAGCACTAGGACTTCAGATGGATGCAGGAGCCGCTAAGTCAAACGGTGTACCAACGGCTAAAGAGCACGACAAAGAACTGGGTTCTTACTATGACGCAGTGCGTCAAGGTATCGAACCACGTTCAACCAAGATGCACGATATCAAGGCAGCAGTAGAGATTTCCAACGATGCTGGTAAGGCATTCGATGGAGTAAACCTAACATTTAACTAAGGAGAATAAAATGCCAGCAAACGATCCAATGGGATACGGCAAGTACGAAGCCGAAGAAGATATGTACAAGCCATATCCAGCAGATGCTAACGACCAACCATTTATGACATACGAAAAACTACAGACTGGTGCCTACGGCAAGTCTGCACCAAAGCAGGCTTAATATGAAAAAAGCAACTGGTGCAAAGAAGGTCGCAAAGGTTATGCGTGAGTTCAAGGCAGGTACTTTGAACTCTGGTTCTAGTAAGGGACCTATTGTAAAGAATAAGAAGCAAGCAGTTGCTATTGCTTTAGCTTCAGCAAAGATGTCCAAGAAAAGAATGGGTAAGAAGAAGTAATGGCAAAGTCTCCAGCGTGGCAAAGAGCAGAAGGCAAGAATCCTAAAGGCGGTCTTAACGCCAAGGGACGTGCATCAGCTAAAGCGCAGGGGATGAACCTCAAGCCACCTGTCAAGAAGGCTGAGGCTGCTAAGTCGCCTAAGTCTGCAGCACGACGCAAATCATTTTGTGGTCGTATGTGCGGAATGAAGGCAAAGAATACTTCTAGCAAAACTGCTAAAGATCCGAACTCAAGAATTAACAAGTCGCTACGCGCTTGGGATTGTAGTTGCAAATGAAAAAGAAAGTAGCGTTTTGGGACAAGAAGAACCCAAAGCAAAAGTCAAAGACATTAACACCAGCGCAGAAGACAGCGGCTAAGGCTCGTGCTAAAGCAGCAGGACGTCCTTATCCTAATCTGGTAGACAACGCAGCAGTATCTAAAAAGAAGAAGTAGGAGTAAACGGTGGCACTAGGAACATATGGTTCAACACTCACATCAGAGTTAAACAGACTTGCTAATGGTGGCACCTATCCTGCTATTTCTGCATACGTTGACCAAGCAGCAGCAGCGAGAGCGTGGGCTGCACAACGTTCAGTAACATTAACAGTAACAGACACAGTGGGGGTGCTCAATCAAATTGCGGGGATTACGAATCAAGCGGCTTGGCTTGACTTCTCTGGTGTATGCAATCGTATCGCTGGTACTTCTGGCTTACCTGCAGCGGCAGCTCTCAGAGCGGTCTCTTCCTGATGAGTGCGAAATATAACCTAGTCTGCGATCAGGCAACCACATTTAACTTTCAGTTCGTTATCAAGAATAACGATACTCCTTGGAACTTAGCTGGCTACACAGCAGTAATGACTGTTAAGCCATTTACTAATTCCACAACAACAACTCTGGTTGCCTCAACAGCAAACGGAAGAATTACTTTGAACAATGATGCTGGTCGAGTATCAGTAAGTTTCACAGCAAGTAATACAAATATCACACCAAGCCGTTATGTCTATGACATAGTCCTTACTAGCGGTGTGACAGTAACAAGAATTCTTGAAGGTAGATTTATCGTGACTCCAGGGGTGGGCGTATGAGCGAGACAGTAATTGTCGTTGAGAATATCACTCCTCAAGTTAGTGTAACATTTGCCTCAGATCAAGGACCACAAGGTGGTCAAGGTGCAACTGGTGCTACAGGTGCTACCGGCGCTACAGGAGCGACTGGTGCATCAGGCCCAGTCGGACCTATCGGAGCAACTGGCGCAACAGGACCAACAGGTCCTACTGGCGCCACTGGAAGTACAGGAGCAACAGGTGCTACAGGTAATACTGGACCTACTGGTCCTACTGGTGCCACTGGGTCTACTGGTAGTACTGGTCCAACTGGCTCGACTGGAGCAACAGGACCCACTGGTGCTGCTGGGCCAACAGGTCCAACAGGGGCGACTGGCGCGACTGGCTCGACAGGACCTCAAGGTTCTACAGGAGCTACAGGAGCAACGGGCGCTACGGGAGCAACAGGCTCTGTTGGACCAACAGGTCCTACAGGAAGCACGGGAGCGACTGGACCGACTGGTTTAACTGGTCCTACAGGACCGACAGGAAGTACTGGTCCTACGGGTCCTACGGGCGCTACAGGCGCTGCAAGCACTGTACCTGGACCTACAGGTCCAACGGGTGCTACAGGCCCTACAGGGGCTACTGGAGCCACTGGAGCCACAGGTTCGCAAGGTCCAACAGGACCTACTGGTGCAACTGGTTCTCAGGGAGCCACTGGACCTACCGGTCCGACAGGAGCAACTGGTCCTACCGGACCTACGGGTGCAACTGGTACAAACCTTGTAGCAATCAATACCCAGACTGGTACAACTTACACATTGGCTATTACTGACAAAGATGATTTAGTCACAGCCAATAACGCTTCAGCTATTACTATCACAGTGCCACCATCAGTCTTTAGCGTGACTGACCAAGTACACGTGGCTCAGTATGGAGCAGGTCAAGTGACCTTTGCTCAAGGTGCTGGAGTAACTATTCTTTCAGTCGGCGCAACTACAACTGCTCCGAAACTGCGTACTAACAAGTCAGCAGCAACTGTTCTATGTACTGCATCGAATACGTTTCTAATCGTAGGCGATATAGTCTAATATGTTAGGCTTGCCTAATGAAAGTTGCTATCTACACAATATCCAAGAATGAAGAAAAGCACGTTAGACGCTGGTTTGAATCAGTCAAAGATGCAGACTACTGGCTTATCGCAGATACTGGATCAACAGACAAAACCGTTGAGATTGCACGAGAGCTTGGCATTACAGTTGTGCCGATATATGTCAGCCCCTTTAGGTTTGATGACGCAAGGAATGCGTCGTTAGCGCTACTACCAGATGACATAGATTACTGCATTGCGCTAGACCTTGATGAGACTATGTCTAAAGGTTGGCGAGAAGAACTGCAGAAGGCTTTTGACGAAGGTATAGATAGACCAACATATCGGCGCATTGAATCTTTTAATCCAGATGGAACTGCTAACAGCGAGTTCGATGGATTTAAGGTTCATCGCAGACACAATATGAGATGGCACTATCCGATACACGAAGTACCACAATGGTACGGAGATGCGGAAGAATCTCGTAAGAAGTTTGGTTTTGAGATACATCATCGCCAAGACAGAACCAAGTCTCGCCATAGTTATTTGCCACTGTTAGAGATGGCAGTCAAAGAGAATCCAGATGCTCGCAATCTGTATTACTTAGGCAGAGAGTATTACAACTTTAAGAGACCAGCGGAAGCACTAGAGAACTTTAAGAAGTATTTAGAGTTATCTATCTTTCCAGAGGAACGCAGTTATGCGTGCAGGTTGATGGCTAAGTGTGATGAGGCTAATGCCGAAGAACATTTGCTTAAATCGGTTGAAGAGTTCTCCAGCAGAGAATCTCTGATGGCACTGGCTAATCATTACTATATGACTCAGCAGTGGGATGAGTGCTTACTGGTATCTAGACGAGCACTAGATTACACAGAAAAACCAGTGACCTTCTTATCGGAGAATTGGGCGTGGGGTCATATGGCCTACGACCTAATAGCAATATGCAGTTGGCAGTTAGAAGATTTTCCTACGGCTTTAGAGTATGGAAAGAAAGCGTTAGAGATAAGTCCCAATGATGAGCGTTTGAAAACAAACGTTCAGTTCTATCAAGAAAAGGTAAACAATGGCAACACTCGCAGAGATGGTGGATGAAGTAAGATCCTCACTGGCTGGCTATACCCTGCGCCAAGATAGAATTACTTATCTAGATAGCGCAATTACTACTACTTCTACAGCAATTCCTGTTGGTTCATCTAGCAATCTAGCAAAAGGCATCATTGAAATTGATGATGAACTTATCTGGATTGATAACTTTTCTACATCTAATAACACACTCAATGCCGCTCCTGGCTTTGGTCGTGGATGGCAAGGCACAGCACCAGCTCCACACGCACAGTACGCTCAGGTAACACTGACTCCAACATTCCCACGTACTGTTATCAAGCAGGCCATCAACGATACTATCAACAGTTTCTTCCCGAAACTATGGGCTATCGGCTCAACAACATTTACCTTTAATGCAAGCCAGACTACATATCCGCTACCAAATGACGTAGAGTCAATCATCTACGCTTCTTGGCAGACAACTGGCTCAAGCCTAGAGTGGCTACCAATTAACCGTTGGCGTGCAGATCCTATGGCTAACGTATCAGCGTTTAACACAACCAACACAATTAACATCTACGAGAACATCCAACCGGGACGTACAGTTCAGGTCTACTACACAACTACCGCTAACACATTAGATGCAAACACTGATGACTTTGCAGATGTGACAGGGCTACCTGATTCTTGCCGTGACGTAGTAACCCTTGGTGCTTCTTACAAGTTACTCTCCTATGTAGATTCAGGTCGTATCAACCTATCCTCAGCTGAGGCTGACCTGAACGATACAAAGATTCCATCCAGCGCTGGTGTTGCTTCATCTCGTTATATCTTTGCTCTTTACAACCAACGCCTCAACGAAGAATCACTCAAACTGCAAGACAAGTTCCCTATCCGTGTTCACTACACATCATAAGGCAGAATAAATGACTAGAAAATATAGCACAACCTCAGTTGCAACAGCACTTGCAGCAACTATTTCAAACAGCGCTGTAACACTTACTGTTTCAGCTGGTACTGGTTCTGCTCTTATGGGTGGAGTTAGCCTTGCAGCAGGTAACGTAGACCAGTTCCTCGTTGCACTCGATGTGGATACACAGAACGAAGAAATCGTAGCCGTTACTGGTATCTCTGGAGATACACTTACAGTAGTTCGTGCTCAAGCAGGATCTACTGCCGTATCACACACAGCAGGTGCATCGGTTAAACACGTCTTTACCGGTGATGACGCAACATTCTTTACAGCAGGTGTAGCTACAGCAAATGCAGCAATACCTAAGTCAACTGTTACAACCAAAGGTGACATCATTGCGGCTACTGCATCAGCAACAGTCACTCGTGTAGCGGCTGGAACAAACGGATATATACTCACAGCAGATTCAACTGAAGCAGCTGGTATCAAGTGGGCTGCAGCAGCAAGCCAACTACCATCACAGGCTGGTAACGCTGGTGAGTATCTCAAGACTGATGGAACTACGGCTTCGTGGGAACCAGCAATTGCAACTCTTAACTTAACTTTCAATGCACAGACTGGTACTACATACACTCTAGTCTCTGGTGATCTCAATAAACTCGTTACATTATCTAACGCGTCTGCCATTACATTGACAGTACCTAATGGTATCTTTACCACAGGTCAACAGATTAACATTCAACAGATTGGTGCAGGTCAAGTTACTATCGTATCCGATGGAACATCAGTACTGACATCAAATGGCGCAACATCTACCGCACCTAAACTGCGTGCTCAATACAGCGCAGCAACTATCGTATGCACATCAAGTAATAACTTTACAGTTATCGGAGACCTAGCGTAATGAGTCCAATCCTAGGCATTTATGCCTCGCAGATTAGTGGGCATTTATTTACTTTTCCTGCAAGCTCATTTGAATCTATTCAAACTACCACTTTAGGTAGTGGAACATCATCAGTAACATTGACCAGTATTCCGTCAACATATAAACATTTACAACTTCGTGTATCAGGTGCCGCAAATGCTAACGTATTCCTTAGATTCAATGGAGGAACTAGCGGTTATTCTTGGCATAGATTAGCAGGAGATGGATCATCTGCTAGTGTAACTGGAGCGCCAAACGAATTTAGTATGTTTGTAATGTATCCACCATCTAATTCATATCCTTTAACTTTTATATCAGACATCCTTGATTATACTAATACTAATAAATACAAAGTTGTTAAATCATTGGCAGGCATAGACCAAAACGGTTCTGGAAGGGTTGAAATGACTTCTGGTTCTTATAGAAATACTTCAGCAATTTCATCTATTACAATTTATAGTGATGGTGGAAACTTCTCAACTAATACATCATTTGCTTTATATGGCATAAAGGACGTGGCATAATGGCTGTAACATATATTCCAATTGCTTCGACAACCTTAACAAGTAATACATCATCATATACATTTTCTAGCATCCCAAATACATATACTGATTTGGTATTAACAATTAATTCAGCACAAACAACAGCTGCAACAAGTGCATCAAGCGCAGCAAGTATACGAATTAATGGTGATACTGGATCTAATTACTCAACAACATTTCTTTATAATTCAAATCCAACTGTTGCAAGTGGAAGAAATTCAAATAATACTTTTGGTCTTGGCGGAAGATTAAATGAAAGTGATACAAATATTCTTGGTGTAGGAACTGTTCATTTTATGAACTACTCAAATACTTCTACATATAAATCTTTTTTAAGTCGAGGAAGCGATACGCTTATTTATTCAATTGCTTATATCAATACTTGGCGTTCAACATCCGCAATAAATTCTATCACAATTGGAACATTAGAGGCTGGTGGAAACCTTTTAGCTGGATCATCTTTTACTCTTTATGGAATTAAGGCGGCTTAACTTATGGCGACAATGACTGCTTTACAAACATACACAGTTGGTTCTACCTCAACATCTGTTATTACATTCAGTTCTATTCCACAAACGTACACTGATTTAATTCTTAAAATTTCAGCACGTGAAAGTGAATCATCTCAATCTTCTAATCATTATATTAGAGTAAATAATACTTCATCTCCATATATTGTTTCTCGTTTTTATGGATCAGGAACATCTGTAGGTGGGGATTCTTTAAGTGGGTATATTGCTGTTTTACCAGACTCTGCTGCTACTGGTACAAGTAATACATTCTCCAATGGAGAAGTATATTTTTATGGTTATACATCTAATAATAACAAAAGCGTTATAGCAGACGGAGTGCAAGAAAATAACACTTCTGGTGCATATATTTATGCAGAGGGTGGATCTGTTAATAGTAGAAATGCAATTACGACTATTACAGTTACAGCTAATGATGCTTTTGTCCAGTACTCAACCTTTACTCTCTATGGAGTTTATAACTCAGCACTGGAGACAGCCGTTGAAGCTCCTACCATTGGTACTGCAACTGCTGGCTCACAAGCTGCAGACGTAGCCTTTACTCCTGCTGGATCAGGAGCACCTGCATCATCATATGTGGTGACATCATCACCGGGTGGACTAACAGCAACTGGTGCCTCATCACCTATTCAAATCGGTGGCTTGACTAGCGGTACTGCATATACATTTACAGTGCGTGGTCAGAACCCTGGTGGCTTAGGAGCAGCATCTGCTGCATC